GGGCAGCTTCTGGGATTCGACATCGCAGTATGTGGCGACGATCAACACGCCAACCGCAATACTGCTGCGTTCTGGCGACTTGAGCAACTACGGCGTTGCAGTTGCATCAGGCAGTCGTATCACGGTGGTGCATCCTGGCGTTTATAGCATCACATTTTCAATCCAGTTCACCAATAGCGATTCGCAGATCCATGATGCCAATGTCTGGCTGCGAAAGAATGACAGCGGTACGCCCGGCGATGTGCCGAACTCAGATAGTCGCTTCAGCGTCATCGCAAAGCATGGCAGCATAGATGGCAACGTGATCGGCACCGTCAACTTCGTGATGGAACTAGCCGCTAATGACTACATCGAGCTGATGTGGGCTGCGACCAACTTGAGCATCTACATCCATGCTGAGGATGCCGGCGCATCGAATCCTGCCATCCCTGGCATCATCTGCACAGTCACCCAAGTCGCCAGCGCCTGAGCCATGACAACACGCCGCGAGAGCATCCTGGCCACTATTGCCTCATCACTGGCTGGTACAACTGGCGTCAGCACGCGCATCTACCGCAGCAGGGTGGAGCCGATCACGCGTGGCGAGTCGCCGGCCATTGTGGTGGAGCCGATCTCGGACCAGGCCAACACAGACGTCAGCTTCTGCAAAACCGACTGGAGCCTAACCGTACGCATCGCTGTGATTGTGCGGGGCATCATCCCGGACCAGCAAGCGGATGCAACTATCGAAAGCCTGCACGCCAAGGTAATGGCCGACCAGACAGTTGGCGGCTATGCCATGAGCATTGAGCCGCGCGGCGTGCAGTTTGACATGATCGAAGCGGACCAGCCCGCAGGAGTGATCGCGTGTGATTACCTGATCAGGTATCGCACAGCAGTCGCTAATCTGGCAACAGGTTGATCATCGCTAGCATGTTGGATGAGCACCATGGCCAAGGCGGCTCCTACGTCTTGGATCCTGATACCGGCGTTAGGCGTCCGGTGATTCCAAGCCAAACCGAGCCTATTACCGATGGCACTGCTGACACGCAAGCAACTCCTTCTCGTAAAAACCGAGGCAACGTACGCGACTGATTCCAGCCCGGCTGGGACGGATGCGCTGCTGGTCCGCTCGATTGATGTCACGCCGCTTGAGTCGGATGTCGTCAGCCGCGAGTTGATCCGACCATGGCTGGGCAACAACGACCAGCTCCTGGCCAACCAGCGCGTGCTGATCAACTTCCAGATTGAGCTGACCGGCTCCGGCACTGCTGCTACTGCGCCGCGATTCGGCGCCCTGCTGAAGGCGTGCGGCATGGCCGAGACCACAACCAGCTCTGCAGTCACCGGCACTGCTACGGCAGGGTCTGCTGGCAGCATCACCCTGGCGGCAGGCGCCAGCGCTGCGGATGATGCCTACGTTGGCATGATCATCAGCATCACCAGCGGCACCGGATCGGGCAGCAGCGGCGTGATCACTGACTACGTGGGCAGCACGAAGGTGGCAACGGTGCAGGCCACTACCGCCAGCTTCACGCCTGGCGCCAGCAGCAACTATAGCATCGCCGCTAACGTCGGCTACAAGCCAGTCAGCAGCAGCTTCGACAGCGTCACCATCTACTACAACAATGATGGCGTGCTGCATAAGGCCACCGGCTGCCGCGGCACATTCTCGCTGAGCGCTGAAGTGGGAGCAATCCCGACTATTGATTTCGAGTTCACCGGGATCTACAACGCGCCGACTGACACGGCGGCCCCGGCCAGCACCTATACCGCGCAGGCCGACCCGCTGATCTTCAAGCCGGGCAACAGCAGCACGTTCAGCTTCCTGAGCTATGCCGGCTGCCTGCAGTCGCTCAGCCTTGACATGGCCAATGAGCTGATCTACCGCGAGCTGGTTGGCTGCACCAAGGAGATCATGATCACCAACCGGGCGCCATCCGGCGAGTGCATGATCGAGGCTGTGCCGATCGCCACGAAGGACTATTTCGCCATTGCCAACAACGACACCACCGGCGTGCTGACGTTGCTGCATGGCACAACCGCTGGCAACAGGGTCTCGCTGGTGGCGCCCAAGGTGGACATCAGCAACCCGACCTATGCTGATCAGGACGGCGTGCAAATGCTGAACCTGCCCTACGTGGCAATCCCAACTGCCGCCGGCAACGATGAAGTTGTCCTTACCTTCTCCTGATCCTGCATGGCATTTGTCCTGAAGAAGTCGGCCACCTATGAGTGGCCGGTGGTGCTGCGCCTGCCGATTGATGGCGGACGCTACGAGAAGCAGACCTTCGATGCGCGGTTCAATCGACTGGCGCAGACGCGGATCAATGAGATCCAGGATCTGTTCAGGGCAAAGCAGCGCGGCGATGACGAAATCGACCTGACCGACCAATCAGTAGCTGATGAGGTGCTAGCCGGCTGGAGTAATGTGCAGGATGAGGACGGCGAGGATCTGCCATTCACTGCCGCCAGCAAGGCTGAGCTGCTGAACATTCCAGCAGTCGCCAGCGCCATTGTGGTGGCGTACTTCGAGAGCGTCACCGGCAACAAAGCAAAAAACTGAAAGACGCCGCCCATCATTGGGTCAAGGGCGGCGTGATCGACAAAACCGCAGACGATGCCGCAGTGCTTGGCGTGGTTGGGTTCGAGCCCGGCCAGCCTGAGCACTTCGAGGTTGAGCCTGATGCGTGGCCTGCGCTGATGGTGTTCCTCGACTGCCAGACGCAATGGCGCACCGGCCCTGGCGGCCTGATCGGGTTGGACTATGGCGCAGTGGCGTGGCTGTTTAGACTGCGGTCAGTGGCGGATGAATCTGCGATGCTGAGCGATCTGCAGATCATCGAGGCTGAAGTCCTGCGATTGGTGAGCCGTGAAGCTTGACGCGATCCTTAAGGTCAAGGCGGATGTTCAAGGCCAGGGCGAGATCGACGGCCTTAGCCGCAGCCTTGGCAATCTGAACAAGCAAGCCGGAGCAGTCGGCGGCGGCCTCGGCCGCATGGGGCAGGCCGCCAAAGGCGTCGGCGGATTGATGGGTGCGCTGCTGCCGGTAGGGGCTGTTGCTGGACTGACCGCAATCGCTAAGGGTTCGATTGATGCAGCAGACAATCTGAATGACATGAGCCAACGCACTGGCGTGGCCGTGGAATCATTGAGCAGGTTTGGACAAGCGGCAGAAGATAGCGGCAGCAGCATTGAAGGTGTCGCCAAAGGCATGGGGCAACTTGCCAAGCGCATCACCGATCCAAGCTCTGCCGCCAGCAAGGCGCTTTCCGGTATCGGTGTTGCAACCAAAGATGCGCAAGGCAAGGTGCGCGGCCTTGATGCAGTGATGCTTGATATTGCAGATCGATTTGCCAAGATGCCAGACGGCGCTGAGAAGTCTGCGTTGGCGATGCAGCTATTCGGCAAGTCTGGCGTTGAGCTGATTCCAATGTTGAATCAAGGCCGCGACGCGCTTGAGCAATATCAAGCCACGATCTCTGGCGACATGGCGAAGTCAGCTGATGAGTTTAATGATTCATTGAATGCAATCGGCCGCAGTCTTAGCGGACCATTCAATGAAGCAGTCACGGCACTGCTGCCTGCGATTACAAGCATTGCACAGGGCATTGTCGGCATCATCAAAGCGTTCACTGCGCTCCCGCAGCCGGTGCAGGCCACGCTGCTGGTGATTGGCGGATTGCTCACAGCGCTTGTTGCATTGGCGCCTGCAATCTCGGCTATCATCTCAATCGGCAGCGCGATTGCTGGTCTGTTCGCGGCAGGCGGCGCATTAGCCAGTGCAGGCAGCATCATTGCTGGCATTGCCACAGCATTCATCGTGCTGATCACTGGCCCGTTAGGCATCGTGGCGCTGCTGGTTGCGGCTGGCGTTGCGATCTACGCATTCCGTGATCAGATCGGTGCAGCGTTCAATGCTGTAGTGAACTTTATCGGCGGAGCCTTTAATAAGATTGGCAGCTTGTTAAAGGCTGGCGCGCAAGCTTACATGGATTACTACGTGAAGCCCATCCTTGGATTCTTCAAGGGGCTCTACGATGGCGCAGTAGCGATCTTTGGCAGGATTGGCAGCGCGATCGGCAAAGCATTTGAGGCAGTAGTTGGCACGATCAAGAATGTCTTTCGCAGCGTGCTGCAGTATCTGGCGGACCGCGTGAACTTTGCGGCAGGACTGATCAATGTGCTGATCCGTGCGTTCAACCGACTGCCGGCGCCTGATATCCCGTTGATTCCACAACTCGCAGTGCCAGCCTTTGCGCAGGGCGGCGTGGTGGACCGGCCAACACTGGCGATGGTGGGCGAAGGCGGCGAGCGCGAATATGTGGTGCCTGAATCCAAGATGGCCGCGGCCAGCAGCAACTACCTAGCAGGTGCTCGCGGCGGTGCAGTGCTGGCAGGTGCTGCATCAGGCGGTGGCACCCCGACAATCAACATCACTACCGGCCCGGTGATGGAGTTCGACGGCAAGCGGTACGTTTCAGTGGCCGACATGGAGCGGGCCATGCGGCTGACCGCTGAAGGCGTGATCGGCCGGTTGCGTACACCATCTGCACGCATCGCGCTGGGCATGGCCTGATGAGAGCACAAAGCCAATACCTCCGCATCTATGACGCCGGTGGTACCACCTATCAGCGGTGGCAGAGTTACTACGCCAACACCAGCGTCACATGGTCGAGCGCCAGCTGGAACTACGTGCCGTTCATTGCTGATGGCATCACCGCCGGCAGCAGTGGCACTGAGCAGTCAGTATCCGTCACCGCTGCAGCAACTG